TTTCTTCTGCAAGATCACAAGAAGCATTGATAAGATTCCATTGAATTTGTTCCATAGTCTCATGAATCAATTCTAATGCTGCCGGATCATTATATTTCAATTTATTTTTAGCAAGGAACCCTGCTAGATTAGTTATACCAACCCCCAATGATCGTCGTTTTTTTGTAAAGTTTTCAGCAGCTAATACAGGGTAATCTTGATAATCAATAATAGATTCTAATGATCTAACTGCTATACGACAAGTATTTTCAACGTCTTGCTCGTTGGTTATTTCAAGCAAATTAATGGCGGAAAGAATACATATACCAATTTCTCCATTGGGATCGTCAATAGATTTAATCGGAACGGTGGGATGAATAATTTCTTGACAAAGGTTTGACATATATACAGGAATGTTCCATGACCCATGCTGATTGGCTGTGTCAATATTCATTGAATATATACGACCAGTTTCTAGTCTTTCTCTTGCGAAAATCTCTGCTAATTTTCGTGCCGGTATTTTCTTTTTAAAACTTAAAGAACGAGCGTTTTCATATTTTAGATATAGTTCTTCAAATTTTTGATTATTGCCAAATTACCATATAAGGAAAAATTATTACACTTTAGCTTGGGAAATGACTGACAATCAAGCTATTATGAATATATCAGCGGTCATCCAAAAATTCACCGATATGAGCATGAGCACAAACCTATATTATAATTATGATCATTACGAAGATGGAAATATTCCGTTAAGCACTCTGATCAAGGATCAAGTTTATGGATATAAATATGGGCTGAAGAATTTTTATTACGCCAATACGCCAGACGGAGATGGTGACACTGAGAAGGATATGAATTGTTTGTCGGGGGCTTGTGCAATCTAAAAAGGGGAAAGAATGTTTAAAGATTATAGAGGACAGAATTTTATAGACGGTGTGTGGTGTTGTAGTAATTTAGACATTTCTAAGATCGACCCTTGCACGGGAGAAGAAATGTCACGGTTTCCACAATCTACATCTCTTGAGGTCAAAAATGCGTGTAAATTGGCCAGAGAGGTGTTTGATAGCTGGAAACAGTTAAGCCGAATTAATCGGGCGGAATATCTTTTTCACGTTGCTAAGATTATTGAGAGAGACTTAAAGAAATTTGCTGTAGCTATTTCTATGGAAACGGGGAAGAATTATAACGAATCGGTAGCCGAAGTTAACGAGGCACTTCATATGGCCCAGTATGCCTTTGGGTCTGGTCGAACCCCACAAGGAGAATGTCTTGCGTCCGAAATTCCTGAAAAAGACGCCTATATGTTGCGAAAGCCCAAGGGTGTTGTTGCTGTCATTAGTCCTTGGAATTTTCCTCTTGCCATTGGTGCTTTCTGGTGCGCTGCTCCTGCTCTTGTGGAGGGCAATACGGTCATCATTAAGCCTAGCGAAGATGCCCCCCTCAGCACCGAACTTGCCGTGAAGGCTTATGAAGAGGCTGGAATTCCCCCCGGAGTTATTCAGCTTATTCATGGAGATGGCAAAGTCGGTGATGAACTAGCTAGAAATGAAGAGGTAGATCATATCTGCTTTACAGGTAGTGTGGGAGTGGGACAGCACATCCGTAGAGTTTGTGCTGATAGCTGGCATAAGACATGCTCTTGCGAAATGGGTAGCAAGTCAGCCGTGATAGTATTCGACGACGCCAATTTCGACCTTGCTGTTTCATCTAGTATAGCAAGTGCATTCAAGCTTTCGGGGCAACGATGCGTATCCGCAGGAAGATTAATTGTGCAAAGAGGCATATATGATAAGTTCGCGGAAAGCTTTGTTAGTTATGCTGAACAAATACATACCGGCAATCCTTTTGTGGATGATGAACCAAATCCTTTAGTCTATATGGGTCCGCTCATCAACCAGCAACAATTCGACAAAGTTCGACAGTATAATGATATGGTATTCAGTGACGATCAACGCAAATATGTGGACGTTCTTTTAGCTGGTTGTCGCTTGGAAGGTCCGGGATATTTTCTAACTCCGACAGTCTATAAAGCAGAGTGGCGTGATGTACCCTATCTTAAACAGGAGGTATTTGGTCCGCATGTGGCAATTATTCCCTTCGATACAATTGACGATGCTATCCGTATCTATAATGACACTGATTATGGTTTGGCTGTGGGCGTTGTCACGGAAAACTTTAAGCAAGCTAGGATTTGTCGTGACCGTTGTGATTATGGGATGTGCTATTGGAACGGCGGCTCTATCGCTGCTGAATCTCATATGGGATTTGGTGGAGTAAAGAAGTCTGGAAATGGATTCCCTTCTGCTGCAAGAACTGTTCAGGCTGTTACTCATGAGGTCGCATGGACTGTAAATCATGATGAAACTTTAAGTTTTCCACAGGGGATGACATAATGAATTGGGTTGATCTAGCACCAACGATTGTTCGGCAAAGGTTGATCATCGAAGGAACATTACATAGCGCCATGCTTCCCGACGATATGAGCACATACGTAGAAGGTATTGGGCCAGTGCTAAATATGACTTCAATAATGTCCCCTATGCTAAGTTATAATTCTGCTTATGGATGGTGTGCGTATATGCACTGGAAGGAATCAGGAGTTCATATGTATGGTTGGGACCACCATGATCCACCGTTTTTTAGTGTAGATATTTATACTTGTAAACCCTTCGATCCTGTAACCGCTGTAGACTTTACTAAAAAGTTTTTTGGGCGACAATTAAAACAATTAACCTACAAGGAATAGTTACATGAGAGCAGCAATTGTTGGAACAGGTAGAATGGGTCAAGCTATAGCATGGGCTATGGGAGAATTGGGATGTGATGAATTAATTCTAATAGATACCAACGTTGACAATCTCAAAACTTGCGCTAGAAAAGTTAAATGTTCTACAGTGTCTATTCCCATATCTCCCTACAATACCGACTACTCTGATATAGATTCTGACATAGTAATTTCGGCACTTCCGTACCACTGGAACAACAAACTGGCCCGATACTGCATCGACAATAATATTTCCTATTGTGATTTGGGAGGAAACGTAAGTGCTAGCAACAGTATCAATGAGTATGCCCATAACAAAAGCTTAACTATAATGACTGACTTGGGGTTAGCTCCCGGTTGGGTTAACATCCTAGCAGAACATCTGTATCATGAACTCTCACAATCAAAACCCGATGATTACATCCCAGAAACTATTGAAATGATGGTCGGCGGTCTTCCCATAACACCAGATAATTATCTAAAATATAACTGTACGTGGTCATATGATGGTCTCATTAATGAGTATAAAGACTCATGTGCTGTATTGATCAACGGATTTAATACTCTGATGTCTGCTATGACCGGAGTAGTGAATGTAGAAACTAGCCTTGGTGTAATGGAGGCATTTTATACCAGTGGTGGAGCTTCACATACAATAGGAACCATGCAAAAGAGGGGTGTGCAGAATTGCAGCTACAAAACCATTAGATATCCGGGTCATTGTGAAGCTATGAATTTTTTAATGAGAGAGTGCGGACTTAATGATGATAAATTAATAGAACTTCTTAAGCACGCCTGTCCTCCAACAGATGATTTTGTCATCATGAAAGTTAAAGTAGACGAGTTGGAATCAGAAAAAATCATCAAGTGTAACGATAAGTTTTCAGCAATGCAAATGGCAACAGCGTTCCCTATATCTGCCGTAGCTTATATGATAGGGATGGACAAATGTTCCTTCGATGATCAACCTTTGTCGAACACTAGAGTAGATTCAACAGGGTTTGGCAGTGGGCCATTGTCCTATCAAGACATATCGTATACAAAATTTGAAGAAAAGCTAAATTTCCTATTTGAAGAAGCCAAATGAAAACCATATTTAATACCAAAAATATAGATCCAATGAGTCAGCCGCTTTTTCTGGGGAAAGACTTGGGCGTTCAAAGATATGATATCATTAAGTATCCAGCTTTCAAAACTCTTGATAGTAGACAAATGATGAACTTCTGGCGTCCAGAAGAAATCGAACTTAAGAAAGATAGGGGCGATTTCAAAGTAATGTCTGATAACGAAAGGTTTATCTTTACATCTAATCTAAAATATCAAACCATGCTTGATAGCATAATTTGCCGTGGCGTGCCAACCCTCTTGGAATATGTCACAAATACAGAGCTAGAAGCCTGCATGATAACATGGCAGTTCTTTGAAAAAATTCATAGCCAAAGTTACTCGTATATCATTCAAAATGTTTACGCTGACAGTAAGGAGGTGTTTGGGGGAATATATGAAGATAAAGAAATAATGAATCGCGCAAAAAGCGCCATTGAAGATTATAATAATTTGATGGGAATGGCTTGTGATAAAAATAAACCGTCCGACATCAAAAAACAAATCTATATGACAGTTATTAGTATCAATATACTTGAGGCAGTAAGATTTTATGTAAGCTTTATTTGCTCGTTTGCTTTTGCTGAAAACAAAAAGATGGCTGGAAATGCCGATATCATTAAACTAATCAAGCGTGATGAAGCATTACACTTGGCTAGCACTCAAGAAATATTAAAGATTTTACACAACGAAGAAAGTGAAGGGTTTATTAAAATATCTGAGCAGTGTCGAGAAGCTGCTGTTGAAATGTTTGAAAGTGCAGCACAGGAAGAAAAGGAGTGGGCATCATATTTATTCAAGGACGGTTCTATTCTTGGTCTCAACGAGACAGTGCTCCATCAGTATATTGATTGGCTATGTATGTCAAGAAGAAAAACAATCGGATTACCATATGAAAACGTTGGGAAAAATCCTGTTGGGGGATGGACTGGGCCTTGGATGAGTAGTGAATCTGTTCAGGTGGCACCGCAAGAGCATGAAATTACCAGTTATAAAATCGGTGCTAGTAAAAATGACTTAGACGACATGGATTTTGGAGATATGGAATTATGACAAACGACGGCGATAATTGCATTCATGACCAAGTTGCTAGAATTGAGCCTAGATTTACTTCATACCCAAAAAACATAACATTAGAAACCGGAGCTACAATAGAAACATACATACGTAAAGTTTTACAATGGCATCATGATCGAAATCTGATAGAAGGGAGTACCGATAAAGATCAGGTATTAAAACTCATGCAAGAGCTAGGAGAACTTTCGGATAGCGTTTGTAAGGGTGAAGATATACGAGACGACATCGGGGACATGTTGGTCGTCATGATTAACATAATTGAAAGAAATAATTTGACTCTTACAGATTGTCTTGAGCAAGCGTGGGATGACATCAAGGATAGAAAAGGAAAGATGGTAGACGGGATTTTCGTAAAGGAGGAAAATCTAGAAAATCATTAATCCTATTTTTAAGGTAACAAATGAAACAAACTAAAAGAAATAGAAAATCAAACAAGTATAATGGATACAATAAGTACAAACAAAAATTAACTTCATTAGAAGCAAAAACAATAAACCAAAAGGAATATATAAGATCAATAATAGAAAATGATATAATTTTGTGTACAGGCCCATCCGGTTCCGGTAAATCTTTTATAGCTACGGGTCTTGCAGCCCGCCATTTACACGAGGGGCTTGTGGAACAAATAATCGTAACAAGACCTCTGGTTTGTACCGGGAAAGACATTGGATCTTTGCCCGGAGAATTGGATGAAAAAATAGCCCCCTATTTAATGCCGATGAAAGAACACTTGAAGTATTTTTTAACCCAAGCATATTATGGATATCATTCAAACGGGGGGGCGATACAATATAAGCCGTTAGAACTCATGAGGGGGGCAACGTTTCATAATAGTTACATGATTTTAGATGAAGCCCAAAACTGTACTGTAGAGCAAATAAAAATGTTTATTACCAGAATGGGTAACAATTCTAAAGTTTTGATAAATGGTGATATAAATCAAGATGATCTCAAAGGAAGAAGCGGACTAAATTTTTGTATAAACAAATTAAAAAATATTGAAGGTATTGGCATTTGTCAATTGGGACATGAAGACATACAAAGAAATGGCATACTAGGCCAAGTCCTAAATGCTTTGGAGAATTAAATGTTATACGACGCAGCAACAACAAACATACATAATGGAGGGTAACAAATGAACTATACTACTGTAAATGACAGAGAGGAATCTGTAATTAATGAGATGTGTTTCGACAAGAATGCATCAACCATCGAGAAGCTTAATAATCAAAAGGTTTACGCAAAAGTTACCTATATAGATGGGCGAGAACACATGTTTAAAATTAGAATTTTTCAAAATTCTCCGTATGACCCATTGGGTGCATATGGTAAGAGAGAAAATTATATTGAAACAAAATTAAAAAAAGTTTCTAAAAATACATTTGACTTCTACATGATGTATTTAAAAACAAATAATTCTATTTACATGACAAAAGCTCAGAGAGGATTTTTAAATGACTAAAAAAGGACCACTAAGTAAGGCTGAAAAGTTTTACATCGAACAAAAATATGTGGATTTAGGATTAGAACGGATTTGCAAGGAATTAGACAGAGCCAAAGGAGTGGTAGAAAAACATGCAAAAACTAAAAAAATAGTTGAAGAAGAATCCATTACAAAGTCGAAAAGTCGATTAGCTGAACAATTTGCTCAGTCAGGAGGTTCTACTGTAATGACTGAAAACGCATCAATGATGGCTGATGATTTTAAAAGTCGTAAAAATAGTACGGAAAAAACAAGACAATGCACAGTAACAATACGAAGATTAAACGATGAATAATGAAAAATGGCTACAAAGTTACAGAAGTAATAAAAGCGCTGTCTGGATGAAAATAAAGCTCACGGACGGAGACGAATTTTTCTTTTCAGATAGTTCGGGCTGGAAAAAGATAAAGCTGCTCTGTAATGATAAAAATATTTTTATTGACGAATTGTACTTGCAATTTAGATCACATGAAGTTAAAATAGATATAGAAAACGTGGAAGGTCTTTACTTCGTGAGATCTATATTAGGACAGATGGGAGGAGATTCAAAGCATTACTACACAACTGGAGTTTTTAAAGACGGTAAGATGCATAAAAAGATGTGGCTTATACCAGAAGTAGTTCCAGAGAAGGAGTATATTGATGACCTCAGCGAATGTTTTGAAGAAGCAATTATATGGAAGCATGGCAATGAAAAAAAGAAAGAGAACCAATAAGAGTAAATATAAACATGAAAGCACGGGAGAATATTGTACCTGCGCGGCCTACGTCTCAGAAATAATGTGTAAAAGAAACGCTGAAAAGAAAAACAAAGGATCTTTACCCTTTAAATTTTGGAATAAAAAGCCTTGGAATTGGACTTTTCGACGACAAATGAATGCGGCCCATAAGCTCTTAAAAGACTATGATGAAGAAGTATTAGTCAGGTCTGTAAATTCATCAGAGTTTAGGGGAATTTTTTCTCTAAATCATCCAAAAGCCGTTAGGGTTATCAAGAAGTATCAGCTATTATTAAATGAGCAAAGTGATAAAAAGCAAAAGATAGAAGTAAAGAAAAATGCTAAACATCAAAAGAGACAATTCGGTAAAAAAAACATGTTAAATAAACTGAGGAATATAGAGAATGGGCAAGAAGAAGAGCTGTAAAGTAGAATTTGCTGATGATCCTGTTAGTAACCAAATCAACAAGAAATACGGCGACATTATTGAATCTGGCAGTAAGGTTCTGGAAACATTAGAAAATTTTGAAACAATCGGAATTTCTCCAGCCTTAGATATTGCTCTCGGTGGAGGTTTAAGAGAAGGAAGCTGCGTGGTTATGACTGGTGATCCTAAAACCGGAAAAACAACTACCGCATTATATTTTGCTGCTAAAGCACAGAAACGAGGTAAAAACGTATTCTATTTCAATACAGAGGGTAGATTAACCAAAGAAAATTTTAAGGGTATCAAAGATTTAGATATCGACAGTATAAAAATTGTTCAAGCAACAGATTCAAAACCTCTTGTATCTGCTGAAGATTATTTAAATAGTTTGGAAACATTAATTAAAAATATTCCCGACCTTGTTGCTATTGTAGATTCCACGTCTAGCATGGTTCCGCTCGATGAATTAGAGGGGGAAATACGAACAGGGGTTCGTAACGCTTTGCCACGCTTACTATCCATGTTCTTCAAACGTATTAGTGGTGATGTTTCTAGAATGAAAGCCATCGTTATTTTCGTTACCCACAACATAGCTAATACGGGAGGGAGCAGGTGGTCACCCGTAAAAATGGCAGACTGCGGTAATATGCTTCAGTATCAGGCCGGAACCAATATGGTAATCACACACCGTGGAAAGTGGGAAGTTCCAAAGGATTCTGGTCAGCATGTAGGTCAGGTAGCTAACTGGGTAATTAAAACTTCTGCCGCTGGCGGCATTCCAAATTCTACGGCAGCGGGCTGGATTAGATATGGAATCGGTATCGACGAAGCTCAGGAGGTGGCACAAATTGCTAGTGAATTTGCTATGATTAGTCGTAGCGGAGCTTGGTATACGATGACCACTTGTATTGACAATCAAGAAGATCCCGTAATTAAAAGCTGGATTGTTGAAAACAATATAGAAGATATTGAAAAAGCGTTTAAATTTCAGGGTATGGAAAAAGTCGTGGTTTTCCTTGAAGAACATCCAACTATTTGCGAATTTCTTTATGGGCATATTAAAGAAGTGTTAACATGAAGGTTATTGGACTTAATGGTTATGAGTATAATCTAGATCTTAAAAAATACACAAACAACCATAGAAGTAAATGTTCCTTACATCATCTACGCGCAAGAGAAATCATACAAGACATTTTTCATGGATACAATATTCTGGAAGAAGTAAAACTGCCCGGTTCAGTAAATCCTGCAAAAAAATCTGTTTTATACCTTGACTTTTTCATTCCGAATGTTAAAATAGGGGTTGAAGTTCACGGCGAACAGCACTACAAATATGTTCCATTTTTCCACAAGAGTAAAGCTAATTTTCTATACTCGAAAGCTAGAGACAGAAATAAAGCTGAATGGTGTAGTATTAACGGCATAGAATTAATTGTTTTAAAATACAATGACTCAAAAAAACACTGGAGAAATCAACTTGAACTTGGAGGATAGACTACAACATTTTCTTAAAGGTATTGATATTTATATTTCCTGCAAGAATTTATCGCCCACCAAGTTTAGGGCCGACTTCGCGGTAGCGGAGACTCTCCCCCTAGAAACGTTAGAGAAATTAACTCAAGACGAATGCTTTAATTACGCCTATATGTTATACCAATATGCTGATCG